AGATTGAATCTAGGGAGTCTATCATCCGACCAGTTTATTCACCGACTTATTTTCCAAAAATTCCTTAATTTCTCCGTATCCCCAACCGTATCCAACCAGTGAACTTACAAGCATTTCTGCATTCTGAACTAACAGTAGTTCTTCCTCAGTCAGATAATCCCGGATGTTTTCTTTGTTGCCAATATTAAGGTCAAGCCGTAATTGCTTTGCGGTTTTTCCGAATACTGATTTATAAATCAAATCGGTGTAGGTAGAGTATGCATGACCGTGCATCCGTTCATTTTCGGAAGTCCTCTGCAAACTATCCGTAAGTACCCTGCGGACACCAATTCCTTTTTCACGTTCCCGTATTTTGCCGATAAGAGCCTTTTCCATAGCGTTAAACTGCCGTATGTAGGCTTCCTTGAACTGCATTGCTTTTTCACCAGTGTATCCCATAGCAAGAAGAGTAAATCCGTCTCTTGTCATAACAAACATAGGTTTTTTCCTGTTAATACTATCTGTATAAGAGATAGGCACGAAATTGTGCTCTCTAAATTCTTCACTACAATCAAGTTCTCTTATGTCCTGCATAACACGTTTATGCTCTTTTCCAAACGTTTCCGCAACATCAAGGCTTGTTACAACGGTTACTTCTTCTTTGTTTAATGTTTTGATTTCAACTAACATTTTCTACCTCCAACAAATACATTGTCATGGGGCAGAAGAGCATAAAAATAAGCCCACTACCCCTGTTACTGTTGGAGTAGCGAACTTCCAATCTTTTTTTGGTCTGTCTTTATTCCGGGTCTTGGTTACAATCTAGGCTGTCTAATCAGCTTTCACTCTCCGGACGTGTTGCAAGACTTCCTAACTGACACATATTATATCATGCAGAACATGGGTTCGCAACATAAAAAATAAGAGCACCCTTTCGGATGCCCTTAAAATTCTATATTCTATTGTAATTTGAGTACTTCTTTGTTTCCAGTCCAAATGCTTGTTTCATATTCCAGTTCAATGCTCTGCGCATCTTGCGGAACTACAAATGCAATCTTGTAAGATGTTTTTCTTCCGCTTGAAAGATTCGCATTCAACGAAGAACTATCAACAACACTGTAATTCTGCTCACAATCTGTATCGTCTGCGTAGCACTGGAAATCGTAGATGCTTACATACTTATCATCTTTACTGTTGTTCTGATAGGAAACATCAATCATAA